GTTGGAGCTGCTGGAAATAAAAATGTAACATATAAACTAATTACATTGCATCCAGCGGATGGTTATACTGTTGTTTCAACTATGATTCTAAATTCTCTCTTAGCTGTTACACCATAAACATAGAAATCTAATAGGATAAAAACTAATGGCAAAGAAAACATACAAATGCGCCTGTGGCAAGACCACATCTTGCACTGGCAAAGATGCCATGAAAATGGTATACCCAAAAAAAGGAAAGAAATGAAGAAACCAATGAAGAAGGCTGCTAAGCCAGCTAAGAAAAAGAAGGCTGTAAAGAAGTCTTCTAAGATGTCCTACTAATTTATTAACCCTAACGAAAGACACACACTATGAATGAAGAGACTCCCGATATGATGGAACAATCCTCCGAGACTCCAGTAGTATCACAGGAACAATCTCTTACATCGACAGCAGAGGATGCTATTCTCTCCCGTGAGAAGGCTGCTTTTGACGCTTATGTAAGAAACCAAGGCATGACCGTTCCTGAAAACTTTAAAGATGCAGGAGCTTGGTTTGAAAGCCTTAAGAATGCTCAAAAGGAATACACCAAGTCACGGCAGGAAGTATCAGATCTAAAGAAGAAGTACGAGCAGACACCCTCTACAGCAAACCCGGTCAAACAGGATGCTGCTCCAAAGGCACAGGAAGAGATTCCTGTCGTACCAGAAGTTCTTAAGATCCCTGAGAAGAAGGTAGAAGAAGTTAAGGCTGAAACTCCAGCCGTTGCTACCGAAGATGATTGGAAGCAGTGGACTGTTGAGTTCGCTACTAATAATGATCTATCTCCTGAGACTCTTGATACGATTAAGAAGAAAACAAATCTACCAGAATCTATTATTAATGAATACATGATAGGTCAAAAGGCAAAGCTAGAGATTGCTTATAGCAAGGCTGCTGAGCTTATTGGTGGAAAAGATCAACTTGCAAAGATGTTTGATTGGGCTAGTAAGAACCTAACCCAAGCCGAACAGACTGCTATTAATCAGAATCTTGCGTCAGCTTCTTGGGACATTGCTCTCTATGGTCTACAGGCAAAGTATGCCAAGGCTACAGGAACTAGCAAAGCTGCTGAACCAAAGCAAACAGCTAAGGGTCAAGTACCCGTAGCAAGCACTCAATCAGCCGTCACTGCTTATCAAACTAAGCGTGAGTTTATGGCTGAAAGAAACAACCCAAAGTTTAGTGTAGATCCTAAGTATAGGAACTATGTTGAACAGCGGATGTCAAAGACAAACTTTACAAAACTATCTAACTAATCCGTTCCGAGACAGCGGATTGACTGAGGCCAGCCTATGGGTAAATCCCCCGAAAGGTAATGGATGACCCTTGGCTGGACTCACTCAAGCAAGTAGACTCCTTTAGGAATAATCGAACGATTGAGCGCGCTCTTATTGTCTCATATTTAGTCTACTTATTTACATAAGGAAAAAACACAATGCCACTTGATAATCTAGTTAATAGCGAAATGCTCTACCGCGTTGGTACTGATGAGTCAGTTGCCACCTCTGGTGGAGTTGCCGGAACAAACAAGCTCTGGCTACCACTCTGGTCTGGCGAAGTAATTAACGCTTACGATCAGTATAACATGTTTGAAAACATGATTACCACCAAGTCTCTAACTGGCGGTTTCTCTTACGAGTTCCCAATCACTGGTACTGTCCAGTTTGAGGATGCTCGGGAGGCTGTTCAGGAGCTTTACGGTGGTCCCTCAACTAGCAAGACCATTAAGGTTCAGCTAGATAACCGCCCAATGGCAGCTCACTTTGAGACTGACAATGTTGACTTGCTCGTTACTCAGTGGGATTACCGCTCAGAGATGGCTCGTCAGGCTGGTCTACAGCTTGCCAACAACCGTGATCGTCAGATTGCTATGGCACTAGTCGCTGCTTGCGCTCTTGCTCCAGTAACTAACGATCCTCGTCTAAGCTCAGCTTCACCAGCTGGTGGTAGCCTTACTTCAGCTGCTTTCCAAGATCCATATTCAGTTGGTACTAACAAGACTGCGGCAGAATGCACTGAAGCAGAAGCTCTAAAGGTTCTTGCTGGTATTGAAGATTACCTTGTTAACTGCCAAGAGAACGATGTAACAATCGGTCAGGTTTATTGCGTAGTTACTCCAAAGGTATTCCAAGTTATTCGTGCTCTTGGTATTCCACGCACAATGACAAGCAATGTCAACAGCAGCACAGCCCCACTCTTTGGTGCTTCAAGCGACTTTGGTGGAGTTGGTGCTCCACTTAGCGTTGGTATGAACTCAATGATGGACAGCCTTGATTACATGGGTGTCAAGATTGTTAAGACCAACCACCTACCAAAAGTTGATCATGGATCAGCTTCAATCGGTGCTTCTAAGTACAATCTAAACTGCTCTGCAATTAACCTCTATGGTATTATTTTCCAGAGCGAGGCTATTGCTGGTCTATCCCTCATGGGCATGAAGGTTGATACCGTACAGGATGTTCGTCGCAACACTCAGTTTACCGTAGCTAGCATGCTCAAGGGTACTGGCGTTATTCGTCCAGAGACTTGCCGTGCTCTAACTGGTATCAACGATTCCAGCCCAACTCGCGCAGAGCTAGTTACTGCTCTTGGTGGTAACTTCACCACTGGCTTTGCTGCTGAGTATAAGAACATTGGTG